TATCAGGGTTGGATTATGTAATGTCGTGTAATGTACCATGGAATGCATATTATAAATTAAACTGTACTTTACCAGATGGTAGTAATATATACACAAATCCATATGGCCCAGTTGGTGAAAAAAATAAACAAGGACCAATTATCCGAATTGCACCCAAAAACGAACAAAATTACTGTGTACAATTAGGAGGAACTTTGTCTGTATTACGTCAACGTCCTGGTGATAAAGAAATGATCGATGTAACTGAATATTTACAAAATTCAAAATTAACAGGTGCGTACAATGGAGTAGATTCCTCATTTGTTGATAATTACTTGATGGACTGTTGATTAAATCACCGATTTAATTACTTGATGGACTGTTGATGGAATTTCAAATAAAATTAATTAAATTAATAAATAGATTTAATTAATTTGTAAGTAAATTATATACAGATTATATACATTTGTAAATGAAAAAGGCATTGTTAATAGGTATTAATTATACTGGACAATCTGCTCAACTTAATGGTTGTGTAAATGATATCAATAATGTCCAAAATTTATTAATAAAAAATTGGGGATATCAACAATCAAATATAACATCTTTATTAAATGCTAATGCAACTGAAGATAATATCATGAAGGGAATTGATAAATTAACAGTTGGATGCAAAGCTGGAGATACCTTGTTTTTCTATTACAGTGGTCATGGAGCACCAGTTGCAAATACACAAAATGCAGACAAAGGTGAACAAGATGATGCACTTATACCAACTGATTATACAAAAAATGGTGTCATTGTTGATGATTGGTTATATACAAATTTAGCAATGAAAGTTCCAGAAGGAGTTACATTATGGGCATTTGCTGATTGCTGTCACAGTGGTACTATGTTTGATTTAAAATATAATTGGATGTGTAATCCTACACCAGCACCTGGTAAAACACCAAATCCAAAGATCTATAATCCAAATGAATGGGCAGATAATTTTAATGTTTATATCTTAAATAATAAAGAAACAACAGGACATGTCTTTTTATTCTCTGGTTGTCAAGATTCACAAACATCTGCTGATGCAATGATTAATAATCAATTTAGTGGTGCGTTTACTTATTGTTTTTTGGAATGTATTAAAAATAAATTAGCAAAAGGATCACCTAAACAAACTATTGGTGATATGTTAAAAGAAATAGATAGTTTACTTTGCATGAATAAATACCAACAACGATCACAATTATCAGTAGGAAGATCTTCTGATATAAATTATACATTTAATCCTTAATTTCTAATTTTGATATTTCATTTATTTGGTTATTAAATTTAATTTCCTCAATATCATACTTCTTACATGATTGATATTCTATTTTTTTATATTTTGGATATGTTATAAATAAAAAAGAAGTATCCCTTTCCTTTCCCTTTTTAACTGGTTGTGGTTGTGGTTGTTGTTCCAAAGTCATTTTATTAATAGAATTTGTTAAATTAATTACTTCAGGTACTTCTTGTGTCTTAACTGAAATCTGTGACGAAGATCCTGATAAATTCAAACTATTCATTTGTCTTTCTAAACTACAATTTGGATTATAATTAATGGCATCTGCAAAATATTCCTTTAAAAATGCCAATGTTTGATCTCTTGTAAATACATACTCTATACCATTAAATTTTATATGACACTCTATTTTTTTAAATTTATAAACTGTTAATGAAAAATTGTAATGTTTTTTAATCCAACCGTATTTTAATCTATGATTGAAAGTAATATCACTTAAATATGCACTTGCATTTTCAATAAATCTAGCATGATCTTGTATAATAAATTTAGTATTAATCATGATATCAGCATAAAAATCCAACTCAGATAAATCATGTACTTTTGAATTATTAAGATAAACACAAAGATTCTCACCAGTATTACCATTTTCATGACACTCTAAAGAACACAGTTCATCACTATTATTGTAAAATAACCATTCCTTAATAATTACATTATTTCTTACCTTGTAAATATAACTAAAATCACCATTGTAATCTTCACTTCCAATACTACTATATTCAACCATAATTTACTTACTTTTGTTATTTGCTCTTTTTTATACTTTAATTTAAAATCACTTTTAAATTAATTTCAATTTAATTAATTAACGAAGGAACTTCGTTAGTCACTTCGTTAGTCACTTCGTTAGTATTGTTTAGTGATATCACTAATACCACGCTTGGAACTTATGTTGAAGCTTTCGGTTGTATCAACTACTTCTGTAATTTCCAATGTAAATGAGAAATCTAAATCATTAAAAACGTACAATGAAGAATCGTAATTTAATACAGATAAAGATAGTGTATCTAAATATTGTAAAGGAACTGTTTCAAATCGTTTTGGATTACTTAGGAAATTAAAAACAACTGTTCCTGGTGATTGATCTAATATGATACGTGCAAAAATATTTTTAACAACACCTGTATTTAACATTGTTGATAATTGAGGACAGCACAAAAATGCATAATTTTCACCTTCTAAATTAATAGATCTATTTAATAAATTATTTTTAGTATTTGTTTGAGTTGCTGTAAATCCATGCTTAAAACTACTTATATAAATAGAACTACCACCTGTTTCTGTTGTAGTTGCATATGAATTTGGTAAATGGAATACCAATGTATTTTCATCAATGATTTCATGTATAGAAACCAATACATTATTTATATATTTGGGTAAAATACCACCTATTGTTGGACAATTATACAATCTAAATTGATTTGACATACCTAATATACCAGATGTACTCGTCGCAACATATCCAGAAGGTAGCACAACACTTATTCTAAATGTATCATTTGTTAACTTAGTTACTACAAATGAATTGTTGTCAATATACACTATACCTGTATTCATAATTCTAATTAAATCATTTGTTTCTAAATTATGTGGTAATTGTGTTTGAATGTCAATTGTATTAGATACCGGACCATTTGATACTAGGATAATTGTATTAAACCCATGTTCAGGGAATGACAATGTTAATCTATTCGTACCAATGTATGCATTTGCTATAGATCCAACATCTATACTTGTTGTTGGAATATTAATTGTAAATGAATTTGTATTAGGAATTGTATATACTGTAAATACTCCAGTTATTTGTGGACTAATAATTAATCCTTCTATGTAAATACTATCACCAACTGCTAATTCATGATCAATTGTTGTTGTTATTATTGTAGGACTACCTAATGTTACATTAGCAATTCTTAATGTTTTTGTTGTTAATAAATTATACGATGGTATGTAACCAATTTCACCAGGTGTTGTAGTAGTTGCCTCACCACCATTAAAAAGATATCCTGCTATAAATAATGTTGTAGATGAAGGAATACCAGTAATAACATGTTCACCATCTAATGATGGATTACTTGTTGTATTAAAAAAGGTTATCTTATCACCTGTATTTTGTAAATTGTAATTGTGAGGTGTAAAGAACGTAAATAATACAGTTTCTACTTCGTAATTTTGAATAGCTGATATACTATAAACCTGTGAATTAAATGTAAACGTAGGTGCTGAATATAAATAAATAATGTCATTTGGTTGTAAATCTGTTATAAAAGCACTATTCAATGTAATTGTATTTGTTGTAACTGAATAACCTACAATTTCTCTTACATTATTTGTACCATCACCACTTATCACCTTTACCCACCATCCCTTGTAATAATTATTGGTTTGTTGTAACATAACAGGTAATTCCAATGATGTTCCGCTTTGAGAAATTACAATACCAGCAAGATAATTACTACCAGTGACAATATCACCTGTTCCTGTGTTATTTTCTGCTTGTGTAACATAGACAGTCTCATATAAAGGTCCACTTACACTAACTAAAAACGTAGTACTGTTAATAACATGTGTTATAGCACGTACACCATTAATGGTATTACCAATTGCACCATTGTTATCTAAAAATCCACCAGTATTATTTAAGATTACATTATTATTAACAAAATCATATGTAGATTCAAAACGTGTACCTATAGCTGTTATTTTTAATTGATAAAAATTAGTAATAGATGAGATATTTGTAGTAATTAATGTTGAACTATTCTCTAATGGATAGCCTATGTTTTGTGCAACTGTATGTGGATATTCGCCAAATAAAAATTGGAAAGGAGCAGCTGTACCTGTTTGAACAGTATTACCACCACCTGTTAACGAATCACTTGCATTTATATTAACTTCGTATTGAAAAGTATTACTATTTATAACTACGATTTTATGAAATCCATTCAATGTGTTAGGTTGAATACCAGCTGTTGATGTAGCACCTAATATATACACATTATCACCTGTTACATATCCATGACTAGGAGCATTTACTGTAATAACACCTGTATTTACAATTGTAGTTAACGGATTAACTGTTAATTGTGATAAGATCAACGATACGAATGTAACAACATCAGTATCAATATCTAATGTAATTACAAAATAATGATAAAATGGTCTACTTGGATTAGATCTTTTGATCAATCCCATTTCGTAAATCATCTCAGTTTGTAATGAATTTAAAACATAACTTCCTGTTCGTAATTTCGCCTTGTACACTGGATATGTGTTTGTTACATTATCTATAACATCTAAATCTATATCTTCTTTATTTATCCAATATATTAAATCATTATTACTATTGATAACAGCGTTTGTATTAGGAAATTCTAAACTAACCAAACGAACTTCTCTTACATTGTAAAATGTTTTACCTAAAAAAATACTAAAATTACTAGGAAGTGGATGCGCAATTCTATCACGATCTCTTGAATCAATACTTATCAATGTTTTAATATCCTTTTTTACACGATTCACATTCATATTTACACTATTTATAGATCCTGCACCATTCACCTCTGCAAGACTACCAGTTTCATTGTTAAATTTATTAGTATTTAATAAACTAGAAACATCACTTTCTTCATTTTGATCAGTTGTTCTTAAATCCAATTTAGATTGAACTTGTTTTTCTTTATTTTTTTCTTGTTGTGATAAATAAAATTTCTTAAATTCCTCATTTGCTACATCCGGAATTGTATCATTCAATTGTGGTTCATTTATAAATACATTTGTTGATAGTAAATCATTAGGATCTAAATCCATTTTAATTACTTATTTATAAATGCTTATCTTTAAATTTAATTACACAAAACGCACAAATTATGATATTCTATATTTAATACACACAACTCGCAATTTACAGATGTATTCCGTGTGAAATTTGATGTTAATTTGTAATAAAATACTTTGTTATTAATTTTATTATAAATTTTCATGGAATTTCACACACACACACACACCCTCACACTCCCACTATTTATGTAGTTTTTCTAATAAAAATAATATGAAAATTGCAAAAATACAATAACTAATCAATTCAAATATTTCTTCTTTGTAATCATTCTTTTTGTTTTCAAAATTAAAATTTCTATACAACATTTCCTTACATTGTGCACATTCCATAACATGATTATACGATTGTGAACATACACTGTTATCACGTAAGGCTACAGGATCTTTGGAAATACCAGTAGGAATTATTTTAACATCTGCTTGAACTGTGTTTGTTACAGGAATTTGTGGTTGTGGTTGTGGTTGTGGAATTTGTTGTTGTGGTTGTTCATTTGTCATTGCTTCTGTAATGTGTAATGGTGTATTGTAATAATGTAAATTGTCTTGTATAGGTTGTTGTTGATGTAATTGTGTCTTTACAACCTTTTGTTTATTGGTATTTGTAAATTCATCAAGTAATGTTTGTTGAGTTAAAAAGAATTTTTCTTCCCCTTTTTTTAATACGGAAGTACTATCTGAGCTTGGTTCTAAACCATATACATTTAAGGGTTTTTGTTCAACCTTGACTTGTGAATTTAAATCATTAAATGTATTGGTATTAAATGAAATTGTGTTTTCAAATGTTGGAAAAACAGTTTTTATATAACTGTAACTCATGTTAATCAATTTAGTTTACTTTATATAATATAAGTAAATTAAAGTAAATTAATTTACTATTTAATTAATTAAAATTAATTAATTAATTAAAATTAAATCACTTCTTACTAACTTAACCTAACTTACGCTCTTACTTTTTTACTTCTTCCTCTTTTTTTAGAACTAATTGATGGAATACTTTTTAAAATTTCATCTGATAAATTTCCATTAGCACTTTCATTTTCTACTTTACGTGATTTTTCTTGTTGTCTTTTGTTCATTGTTTCTAATATATTATTTAATGTGATGGTATCTTGTAATTTTTGAGGATCATTTAATTTACTTGGTGTATTGTCCTCTGTTGTTTCAGACTGATTGTAATTTTGTTGCGGTTGAGGCTGAGACTGCGTAAATTGAATATTTGGCATTGGCATTTGTTGTTGCACCTGAGTTGGGATTTGTGGTGCTGGCACAGATGGAGCTGATGGCATGAAATTACCTAAAAAGCTCATTATACCATTTTGCGAATCCATTTTAGTTATCTTCTTAGATATTGTAAAGAATGCAGCGGAACTAATAATCATAAAGATTAATTTCATCTCAGGAGACATATTTCCAACAGATTTGTACTTTTCATATAATTCAGCCATCACTTCATCATAATCTTGATTATCCATATTATAAGTCATGGCTTCACTCCATCCATCTAAATCAATACCCAATGGATCAAACTTGTTATTTAACATCTCAACACCCTGAACACCTAATAACAACATTTTTTTATAAAAGCGAACAGATCTGTCTACCTTAATAGCATTATTAACTCTGTCAAATTCATTCTTAATTTCCTCAAGTGAACAATTCATATCTAATTTTAAACTACTCCATTTTTCTCTTTGATGTATTTTATTGAACTTATAAAGATATTCACTCTTTTCCTTTCTAATATATTCATTTGAATTTTCCTTTTGTACACGTTTACGTCTTGTTTCATCACTGTCAACCTTTGTTTTTGTAGAACTTGAACTACTTGATGATGAAGATGACGATGAAGATGCTGACTTATGTTTACTTTTTGTCTTTTTTCTTGATTGTGAGCTAGACTTGTCCTTCGCAACACTGATATCTATATCAACATCACTTGGCTTTTTATTTAATTTTTTCTTGTTGGCAATTAATTCCATTTGAGACACATCAATGTCATCTGAATCAATGTCTACAACTGGCTTTTTCTTGTCAGCAGAGCTAGAAGAACTTGATTCTAAATTATGAATCTCTTGTAATTTATTCACTTCAACAACATCAATTGTTTCAGTCTTATTTTTATTACTTCTGCTTTTATTACTTCTGCTACTCATACTACCACAACCGATATTAATATTAACAATAATAAAATTGTTAATTTTAAACAAATAACGTATTAATTCAATGTTTATATTTATTAATTAATTTTAATAGACCATCACTAAAGTTACTCTGTCGTTCGCTGAAGCTTACTCTGTCGTTCGCTGACGCTTACTCTATGTCCTGTGCCAACAAACATCTCAAAATTCCCAAATCAGCAATAAAATATTCCAATACAAGAGGTTTGTCGTTTGTTAATAGTATATTCATATTTTCACATAAATGACTCGCCTTGATGAAATTCATAAGATAATTTAATTTAAATTTACCTTGTACAATCCGTTCATTACTTTTTTGAAACTTGATACACTTAATATCCTCGCCATTTTGCTGTAACAATGCCTTTTGATCCTTATTTGCCCTTTCATCAACTTCACTTATAGATGTTTTAAATTCAGCAATTCCATCTGAACAATTAAATATAATTTGTTTACCAATGCTTTTTATTTCTACAATTTTACCATCCAATAAATGAATATCCTTTATAATCTGTTGAAATTGAAGACTAGGGATATTTATTATATAATCAAATTCCATTGATTGAATATTTGCTATCTTATCATCCAATGCTAACAAAGGAATTTTATAATCCTTAACCTTCCCCATAAAAGGATCAGACAACTCAATGCCCAATTTATCAGGTTCAGATTCAGTCATGTAAAATGTAATAGTTTCTCTTCTACTGCAATACTTAATAACTTTGAATAAAATACACGTATCAATACCAATAATAATAGGCTTTTCACAATAATATTTCTCGAATTTTTCTGATTTTAATTTAATATATGTTAAAGATACTTTACTAGTATCCATTGTTGATATTTTTAATCCTTCATTGTTAATTAAAATGTTAGTTTCCTTGATATAAGGTTTGATAACCTCGAATAAGGATTTAATAATGATAGCCTTTAATGTACTGATTTCCAAAATGCGTTTAGTAGACATCCTTTCGACTAATATTCCTTGACTACTATTGATTAATATTTTTTAAATCATTTTTTAACACAAAATCAATTTTAATATTAATTAGTATCTTTTTTCATTTCTATTTGTTTAACAGGTTGTCTTGAGACTTTATTAAGAATGTAATAAAAAGGGTTTGATACAGAACTATAAACAGCTTCAACAAATGAAATATGTTCATCCATGTTTTTAGTACTTTTATTGATTTTATCAATTTTGTAATTTACTTCATGTAATGTGTTAGAAACTTCGTTTAATTTAAATGAAACTTGCGTTAAAGTACTTTCAATGTCTTTTATTTTGTCATTTAATTCGGTATCTACTTTTGACATTTCGATGTTTACTTGATAATAATAAATAAGCTAAATAAATAACAAAAATAAACACAAGCACCTTTAATAAATTCCTAAGTAATCAAACAGTTATCATTTTTTATTTCTAACAAGATACAGTATTATACAAAATACTAAAAACGCGAATATAATTTGAGTTAATGTAATCGATTTCTCTATTCGTATACTATCATGTATTAATTCAGGATATAATCTTTTTGATAAATACACAGCATTACTTACAGCAGATTCGAGTGAAGTAAATTTATATAAACTTTTACCATTATGTGTACCTAAATTATACATATTATTAATAAATTTATTTTGGAAATTTAATGGTTTATAATTTGCAGTATTTATAAAAGAAGTATCATAAGATATCCACTTTTTTAATATATTATCGTATTTAACACCGGGTGAGAGTAAAGCTATTGTAGGGTATTCGAAATTTTCACCATACAATTCCTTTAATTCTAAATAAACTTGATTAACTATTTCATTAAAAGTACATTGGTGAGCAGTTTTTCCAATTCTTTTTGAAACTTTTTCAGATCTTGATAAAGTTATTGACAATACTGTTTTTGAATTTTTTTCTTTAAATACCATGTAATCTGACAATTTTATAAAAGCTATACCCCAATCACTAGTAGGAAATCCATACACTTTTTTTAAATCTAAAGTTTTATTCCAATGAAATGTAAATGAAACATAATCATAATATGCTGTGTCTTGTGCATATTTTTCTAAATCTGTAACTTGTTGATCGGTAATGTGATCGTGATTATCGTTATGTTCATTGTAGGTAGCATTAAACTTTATATTATTTTTTTTAACTATTTCATTCAAGCTTTTTGGTGGTATAGCAAACACAAATTTTTTAGCATATATCTTTTTTGTGTCGCTTATATTTATTGACTCTATTTCATTATCAACTATATTAACCTTTTCAATATTTGTATTTAATAATATTTCAACCCCGTTATTTGTTAAATATTCTTCCCATATTTTAAATAATCCGATATCATTTGGTAATTTTGGTTGATATAATGAATAAAAAAATTGTTGATTTAATAATTGTAAAAATTCATTTAATGTAAATTTAGTTGAATCTCCACCATCAGTTAACAAACAAGTTCTGTCTATCATTTCAATTGACTCTTTACTAAAATTCTTTATAAAATCATGTAAAATGATATCATTTCCATATTCATCATTGAATATCATGAATAAAAATGGCAATATAAAACTTGATATTTCATTAAATGAAAGTACAGAAAAGAGCGTTGAACCACCTATTTCAATTATATTAAAATTATATTTTGTAAATAAATCATAAAAATCCGTTTTCATTTCTTTTAATAATTTATGAAATGTGACATATGTTGATCCATATACAACAGGTGAGTGATGTGTAAATAGAGATTCTCCTAAGTCAGGAACATATACTTTTCTCACACGATGACATCCACCTACAGAAGCCTCTTTATCTATAAGTAATATTTTTAAACCTTTTACTTTACAACACATTTGTGCTAAAGCAAGTCCTGCTGGACCTGTACCGACACACACAAGATCATATACAGTATTATCAGTTACAGTATTATCAGTTACAGTATTCATTATAGTATTTATTATTTATTAATATATACAATAATAAATTAATTTTCAGGAAAATTTAAATTACCATATTCACCAAAATACTTCTTAGTCGCAATATCTCTTGCTTTAGCTGCTTCAATTTCACTATTAAAACGACCTAAATAAAATTTTTTACCTTTAAATGTAATCTCCGCTATCCATTTTTTATGACTTTTACTGACTCCTATATATTTTGATAAAGATTGTTTTTGTGATTTTCTATTCATAGAATTCTGTTCAGGGGTAACAATTCTTAAATTTTCTCTTCTATTATCTAAGGGATTATTGTTAATATGATCTATTAAATAATCTCCGTTATAATTCATAATAAATCTTGATAAAAACATAGTTTTACGTGTATTATCATAATCTCTTACATTTATATTAACTTTATTCTTAGACAAGTTCATAGGGAATATTTTTAATAAATAATATATATCTTCGTCTACGATTGTTTCACCTACTTTTTCTTTTTTCTTATTAAATAATTCTATAATACATTGATTTTGTTCATTTCTTTTTATTTGTTCTGAAAATATTTGTTTAATTTTTTTAATTTGTTTTTCTCTTAAAATATTATTCAATTCAAATTGAGCCTCTTCTAATGTATCATAATATTTATTTAAATATTTTTTATTAACTCTTGGTTGAATACGAAATTTATTTCCTGATCGTGTAATTCCAACAGGTAAATCACTATTTTTAATTCTTGTTTTTTTATATTCTATAAAATCATTAGGTATTTCAATATTGTTTTTATTAGCATTTATATTATATTTATCAACCCATAAATTATATTGATAAGCTGCATGAATCTCATTATCATAGTAAGCATATAATCTAATATGCTTATACATAGTAAAGTATACGCAAAATTTTCTTGTAGTTTTTGAAACACCAAGATATTCACTTGTAGAATTATCCTTTTTCTTTTTATTTCTTGCGTTTTCAGATGAATTCACAATTCTTAAATTTTCCCTTCTATTATCTAAGGGATTATTATTAATATGATCTATTAAATTTTTTGATGTTAATTCATGTTTTAATATTTTAATCATGATATATCTATGCATTTTCCATGTTATTTTATTAACGTTTCCATTTACATAATTTTCTTTATCTTTATACCATTTATACTGAATTAAATGTTCAAAATCTTCAGGTGATACAATAGAATATCCTGTAATTTCTTTTTTTCTATTTCTCAATTCAATATTCATAAATAAAATAATTTAATTTAGTTTAAATCAATTTTTAAGAGCATTTAATTGTATTTTGTATGATAAAAACGTATCAAATGCTCAAATGGTATGTTTATATTTTTGTTTGACGGATCAGCTTCTAAATTAACAATTGCATGATGTTCATAACATTCCTTTATTTCACCAACATATCCTTTGTAGACATTGTAAACACTATTTCCACATTTAATTATTTTTACAAAATTCCCTTTACGAAATTGTTCTGGTTGTTTTTCCATATAAGATGTATTCCTTTGAGACATAACGAACGTAGTGAGTGCAATTAAAGAACGTAGTGAGTGCAATTAAAGAACGTAGTGAGTGCAATTAAAGAACGTAGTGAGTGAATTAACTAAGTGAACGTTTTATAAAATAATTTATTTAATTAATTTTAAATAAATTAAATAAATGTTTAAGCATGTTGTGTTATTAATTAATATTTATTAACCGTGTTTTATCGTAAGGTTACTAGGGTATTTAGGTGTACGTTAAGAATAAGAAATTAATTTAATATTAATTTAATTTAATAAGTTAATTCCTGAAATTTTTTTTCTTTGAGTAAGTTATAAAAACAAACAAGAAACACAATGGGTGGTGGATTAATGCAACTCGTAGCTTATGGCGCTTAAATTCTTGGGCGAAAAAAGGGTGTAAAACCCTAGTAAAACAAAGACGTACTTTTGTTTTGCGAAACTTTCAAATTGCGGGAACCTCCTTAAGCTTTGACTACTGAGTAAACGTTGTGTTTACGAGTAAAAATGTCAAGTTACCTTTTTAGGAATGGTTGTAATTTTGTAAGAGATTTGACAATGTGTAGATTTTACATCTGATAATAAAAATAGTAAATAAAATTCAGAATAAAAGTACCATTTGTAAATACATACAACTTTATAATTTTTCTAAATTGTTAAATATAGGATTACATAATACGTGTAGTGTTTAGTATTTCTCTGTAAATTATTATACAATTGATAATAAAATTCATAAATAAAAAGTCAATTTCTAATACATTTACAAAAATGTTAAATAATATATATACTATGTTTTATTGTATTTATGTTGTAACTAATTTAAGAATCAATTAATTTTGAGGATTAAATTATGATTGGACAATCCGCAGCCAAGTTGCAATATTAACAAATGTGTTACTGCAGTACACGGTTAAATTGCAAAAGGTTCAACGAGTAAACGAAAGTTGGAAATTAACATTAATGTTAGTTTTTTAAGATGTACTCTACTCCTAATAGAAATATTAGGTACCCTGAACCTGATTTATTCAGGTAGATTCAGGAATTTCACTGATTAGCCTGATTAATTCAGGTTCAGGAAATTTATCGCAAGATATTTACCTTACTGGTAATCCCCAAATTACCTTCTTCAAAGTTGTCTACCGCAGACACACCAACTTTGCTTTAGAAAGCATCGAACAAACCTTCAATGGTACAGTTGATTTCGGTCGCAAAGTTACCTGCACTGTTTCACGTAACGGTGATTTAATCCACCGTACTTACTTACAAGTTTCCCTCCCAGCTCTTACCAACACTGGTAAGACCGTTCGTTGGGTCGACCGTGTCGGTGAAGTTTTAATCGACTACGTTAATGTCGAAATCGGTGGTCAAGAAATTGACAGACACTACGGTGACTGGCTTACCATCTGGAATGAACTTACCCAAACTGCTGAACACGAAGATGGTTACAGTCAATTAATCGGTAACACTACTGATCTTATAACTGCTGCTGTATCCATCCCAGCTGCCACCTTATACGTACCATTACAATTCTGGTTCTGCAGAAACCCAGGTCTTGCTCTTCCATTAATTGCTCTTCAATACCACGAAGTTAAATTCAACGTATCATTCCGTGCTGCTAGTGAATGTTACATTACATCCGATGGTAATGCTCCATCATCTGGTGTTCCATCCCTTGGTGACACTGCTCTCTGGATCGACTACATCTACCTTGACACTGATGAACGTCGTCAATTTGCTCAAGTTCAACACGAATACCTCATTGAACAACTCCAATACACTGGTGCTGAAAGTTACAGCAACACCTCTGTTAAATCCAAACTTTCCCTCAACCATCCTTGCAAGGAACTTGTCTGGGTCTTACAATTAGACTCTGCTGCTGCTGCCAATGATCACACCGACTACACTGATGGTGGTGATCATATCTTATCATCTGGTAAACTCCAACTCAATGGTCATGACCGTTTCGATGAACGTGATGCCACCTACTTCAACGTTGTTCAACCATACCAACACCACACTCGTTGCCCAGCCACCGGTATCTACGTATACTCCTTCTCACTCAACCCCGAGCAACACCAACCCTCGGGATCTGTCAACATGTCCAGAATTGACAATGCTACTCTCCTCTTAACCCTCAACACCAATGCTTCCCTTCAACTCCGTTGCTATGCTACTAACTACAACGTCTTACGCATAATGGCCGGGATGGGCGGCCTAGCTTACTCTAACTAGATAATTAGAAGACCATTGTATCGTCTTGATAATTTTTAAAAATCGACCATGGTTCGGTATCGTCTTAATCTTGTAAACAGCTAATAAAATACAAATATTAAAATATTACTATAAATAACACAAGTTTATAATAATAAATAATTGTCTATTTTTGTTATTGAAAATATAAGGAATTAGTTTAAACTTGCTTATCTACACAGAAAAACAAGTTTGTTTTTGATAGTAAATAAATTTAAAGATAAGAGAATATAATTTAATATAAATATTAAAAATGAATCAAATAATTATAAATGAAACAATTAACTTTCAGACTTTAGTAACAGATAATACAAGGCAAAGTTTGAATTTCCAGTCTAAACTTGTAAATGAATTAAATAGTAATTTTACAGAAAATGAACAAAAATGGTATATAGCAAATTTGTATATGTATTTAAATTATAATCAAACTGATGATTATCCAATTAATTTAGATGATGTTTATAAAATGATAGGTTTTGCAAATAAAGGCAATGCTAAAAGAACATTGGAAAATAATTTTATTGAAAACGAAGATTATAAAAAGCAGAATTATACAAAAAATCTTCTAAAAAATGATAAAACCCATGGTGGAAATAATAAAGAAACCATTCTATTAAACGTTGATACATTCAAGAATTTATGTATGGTAACAAAGACTGATAAAGCAAAAGAAATTAGGAAATACTATGTAAAGTTGGAAAATATTTATAATAAATTAATTAATGAAGAATATAAAAATTATCAAAATGAATTACAAGAAAAAGAATCAGAATTAATTCAACAAAAAGAAGAATTTAATGATACAATTAATACATTAAAATCAGAAAAATCATTAGAACGACACAATATTTTATTACAAAAATATGGTAATATAGGAACTATTGTATATATTATACGTGTAAAAACATATGAAAATGGTAATTATATTATTAAAATTGGCGAAAGTAGACGTGGCATATTAAATAGATGGAAACAACATAAATCAAAATATGAAGAAGCAGTTATACTTGATTGTTTTAGTGTAAATAAAAGCAAAGATTTTGAATCATTTTTACATAATCATGAAGAAATTAAAAATAACAAAGTAAAAGATTTATTGAATCATGAAAATGAACATGAATTGTTTTTAATTGGAAAAGATTTGAGTTATGATACATTACTTAACATTATTGAAAACAATATAAATTCTTATAATGATATTAATTTAGAATATGAAAAATTAAAAATCGAAAAAGAAAAACATAAATTGGAAATTGAAAAATTGAATTGTGTAGAACAAATGTATAAAAATATAGATATAAAAATTTTATCAGAATTGTCTAATAATATTAAAACAATAAAGAGTGATTTGGATTTTTTGAAAAAAGCAGTATTAGATCTAAATAATCAAAGATCAACAAAAGTAACAAATAATTTCAATGAACCGTTAAAAACTCTAGGACCACGTTTACAAAAAGTAAATCCTGAAACATTACAATTAGTTAAATGGTATGAATCTATTTCAGAATGTATTAAAGAAAATGCAAAAGAAAATACAAATATAGTAAGATCAAGTATTAATAAGGCAATTGTAAATAATACAATTTACAATAATTATAGATGGGTTTTGGTTGATAGAGAATTAGATCCGAATGTAATTCATAAAATAACTCCAACAAAAGTAACAAAAGTAAACAATCTTGGTTATATAGCAAAATTAAACAAAGATAAAACAGAAATTGTAAATGTTTACATAGATAGAAAAACTGCATCTGAATTAAATGGATATCAAAGTTCATCATCATTAGATGAAATTGTTAAAAATGAAAAACTGTCAAATGATTATTATTATGTATTATATTCAAAATGTAAAGAAGATATTAAAAGTAGATTCCTAGGATCAAATAAACCAATCGTATTATACAAAGATGGCGTAGGTAAATTTGATATGGATGGTAATTTGGTAAAGGAATACACTAGTAAATATGATTGTATTGTTAACGAACCTTTTGGAACAAAATCATTAAATAAAATATTATACAACAATTTATCTTATGAAAATCATTATTATAGATATTTGCCACCTAAGGTTTGTATTTAAAGATTATTAATAAAAAAAATGAATTTATTAATAATTAACTACTAATATCAAACTAAGCAACTAATCAGCACCAACAACAACAACTAAGAAACAGCAACAACAATGGCTACTGAAAACTTTAAGAAATATTTAGCTGGATTTTTTGATGGCGATGGATCAATTACAGTTGAGAAATTAAGTGGTGGGTATACTTTAAGAATTAAATTATTTCAATCAAATGAAAATGTATTGAAAAAAATTCAAGAGAATTATCCATTCATGCATATTAGAGGTGGTTTAAGAAATGGTAGAGAAAATCAACGATGTCAATATGAATTACGTGCAGCAGGAAAACAAATTGAACCATTAGTGAATGATTTATTAGGATATTCTATTTTAAAATACGAACAGCTTCTTGAAGCTAGTAAATTTTTTAAATATATAAATGTTATTAATACAAATGATGAAAAAGAATCTATATATAATAAATTAAAGGAATTGAAAAAGAATAGCACTAATAAACCTTATGAAAGACTATCTGTGCAGTATATAGCTGGTTTATTTGATGCTGAAGGTTCTGTTGGAATTTATGGTTCAACATTAAGAATCAAGTTAACTCAAAAATCAGATACTGTAATTTTGGAAAAAATTGCACATATGTACAATAACAGAAACAAAATTAACAATTATGCTGTATCTTTTTATGGTGTTAAATCAGAAAAATTCTTAAATGATATTAAGGAATATACAATTTACAAAAACCCACAAATTAAAGCAGCATTGAAATACATCGAAACTATAAATGATGAACTAACAGATGATGTAATACAATTACGTGAAAAACTAAAGGATATTATTACAAATGAGAAATCTATTGATATTGATTTAATTAATTGTGATCAAGAAAAAGATAAAACTTATTTAATCCGATGTTTTGATGAATTTAATAAATTAACAACAGATGATTTAATGTATACATGTAAATTAAATGAAATAACTGAATTAAAAGTATCAAAGAAATATGAAAGTAAAATATATAATATTGATTGGAAAAACGAATGGAAGCAATTTGACATTGAACCTGAATTAGAATTTTGTGAAAGTCCTAATCAATTAAGTTTGTATAGTTATTTAAAGAAAAAGACATCGAGTTTACCTATGACTGTAAATGTCGGTAGACAAATAAGAATTCTTGTAAAAGATAAAAAAAGTAATAAATACATTGGATTGTTGTGTTTAAGTTCCGATGTGTATTCTTTAGGTGAACGTGATCGGTATGTATCACAATACAATGTGTGTAATTTAGATAAAAGTGAATTGTTAAAAAGATATTTAAACATTTCATGCTGTGTTCCTTTGCAACCATTTGGTTATAATACATGTGGTGGTAAATTATTAGTTTCTTTGGTTTTTAGCAAAGAAGTATTTGATTATCATTTAAAAAAATACGACCAACCTATTTATGGGTTTGTAACAACATCTGTTCATGGAAAATCAATTCAATATGATAGATTAAAGGAAATTAAATTAATAGGATTTACAAAAGGTTTTGGGTCTATACAAACACCTGATGAATTGTATGAAGTTTGTAAAAATTACAATAATAAGTATAATGTAGTACCACCTGATACTAATAGAATAGACAGATTTAATTTATTAAAAAGTTTATTAAAACATTTGAATTTACCACAAGATATATTACAACATAATAACAAAAGAGGTATTTATTTTGGATTTTTATTTAAATCTAATTTTGAAAATACATATGATATATCAGAATTACAAAGTGTGTCTGAAAAATACATACAGTGGAAATCACGTTGGTGTAATAACAGATTAAACAATCTTGCAAATAATAATAATTTCAAAGAAGATAACGGTCTTTACACTATAGAAAATTTAAATTCAATACACTTTACACAATTTAAACTTCCTGATGTACAAGGAACTTCTTTTGTAACTAAAGAAACAAAAATACTTGATACACAAGGAACTAAAGAAACAAAGAATTCTATAAAAAACATTGATAAAAAAGAGAAAAAGGAAGTAATAATTGATTATGAGTATTTGATAAACAAACAATTAAATGACAAAATAATAATAGAAATTATGAATCGTAAAAAGGAGATTATTACAACACACGAAATTTCTGATTTTATAAAAAAAAATTACAATATTTATATCAATCGGAATGTGATAAGTAAATTATGGAATAACCAAATCCCATTACCAGAACATTTACAAAACACACAAGAATACAAAGAAATGATATCTAATGAAAAGAAACGAACTAAAAAACTCACAAAATTTACAGAAGAAGAGTTAGACTTTGTCAGAAACAACATTCATTCTGATCTAAATAAATGTGCTAATGCTTTTTATTCAAAATTTAACAAAACAATAACAACGGAATACATAACAATTTTACAGAAAAGAAGAAGTCCTAGATAATGTTTGTTGTAAGATACCAATTAACTTACTTGTAAAGTACTTATGGTACTTACTACAAATGTCAGGTGCTTACGACACTAAGTAGTTCTTACTACGACAGTCAAGGTACTTAACTTACCTTACTATACAGCAACGTTAACTGCAACGTTAACTACAAGTTAATAAAAGTAATTTTTTAATTAAAAAACTAATTAAAAAAATAAAAATATTAAAGCATCATCAAACCACCTGCACCCATACCTGTTTGACTTTGTGCATATAAAGCACACATACTTCCTGAACAGAAAATAAGCATAAAGATACATGAGTAAATTGCGCTTGATGTTGATATTGCATTAGCACCCTTATCACCCTTACTAGCTTTACCTTTTGCTGGTTTACCTTTTGCTGGTTTTCCAGATTTACCAGCTGGTTTTCCAGATTTACCAGCTGGTTTTCCATTTTGTTTTCCTGATGGTTTTCCACCTTTGCCGCTTGGTTTTCCTCCTCCTTGAGCCATTGTTAGTAGGATATTTATATTAACATGACAAATAAAAATTTTATAAATTATAAATAAATTGTAAATTATTATTCTATTACATTAATAAGAATGGATTTTATTTATAAATTGATATTACTGTCACTGATACTAACAATAATAGTTATTGTATTCATTTACATGTTTATAGAAAATGAAATGAATGTATATGAAAGTAATGCAATTGATACATGTAAGTTATATAAAATATGTAAAACAGGTGATTTGATATATTTTAGGTGGCCAACGCCTGATATTGGGTTTAGATTATTCAGTAAATTCTCACATATTGGTATGGTATATAAAAAATCCGATGATGAAGTTTACATATTGGAAACTCATCCAGAAGGTGATGGATCTGAGTTAGGAGTTGATGATGGTGGTGTGCATATTTATAATTTAAAGGACCGACTTAATAAATATTATGGGTATTGTTATTTAGCAAAATTAAATACACCGAACAAGAGTGCAAGTGACATAACTCGACATATAAATAAAAATTTAGATAGGTACAAGATGATACCTTTTGATGAGGGTTTTAGATATACATTTATAAAATCGTGTTTTACAAAATTAGATTATCCTGTTGAAATAACAACTCCAATGTGTTGTTCACAATTTGTAGGATTTATCTTAAAAGACTTGGGTGTATTACATGATCACTATAATATATTTAATTTTTCGCCAACAAGTTTTGTAGATTTAAAATACAATAACAAATTACTTTACGATGATAATATTTTAAAAATAATAAAAGATGAAGAAGAAAATGAACAAGAATAAATAAATAACAACCAAATAAATAACAACCAAATAAATAACAACCAAATAAATAAATAACATCCAAATAAATAAAATAATTTAGTGCGAGATTCTATGTTAATTTATAATAAAATTGTATAAAAAGACGGTTGTGGTCTTAATATATAATTTTATTATAAATTAACATAGAATCTCGCACTAAACTAATTAGTTTTGTTTAAAGACAGTATTCCATATCTTCATTTAATTCTGTAATGTATTTTGTGATAGTATCAATCATTTTAATTGTGTTTTCTTTACCAAAACGTAAGGAATGACCGTATGTTATTTGTGACATTTTTTTAAAGAGAAAAAGGCGTTTTTGGGCTAATTTTGAAAATGTAGTATTGTTAATAATTCCATTTTCAACGTTAATTAATTCGTTGTTGTATTGTACAGTTTTTGCTATATTAAGATATGTATTTTCAGGATATTCTTTATTTATAGTACGTTTCACTTTTTTGTCATACAAAGCTAAATTACGAATTGCTTTGTATGTTTCAGGAAATAACATTTCATAATCAAATACTTCTTCTGATAATTTGTAATAGTTCATATTGGTTCAAAGAATCAAAAAAATAAAATATTTTCAATTTTTCAAGCTTTAAATTGTAAGTATGAAGGACCGATACGTACATTACCTGTTGTAATTGAATTTCCTGTTGTGATAAAAGAAGCCTTTATACCTATACTTTGTATATCATTTATAGCAGTTGTATTTATCCATGGTGATATCCAAGTTGAGTAACCGTTATCACTACCGTTGTCTGTAACATTAAATGTACTTTGTGTGTACATTGTACCAGTTGTACTTTGAACAATAAATGGTGATAATACTATATTACTAGAACTGTTACCTGTATATAACGAAGATCCTCTTATAACTAAACGAGCATAATTCCAGGATATATTATCATTTGAACCATCTGACAAATTCCCACTCCCAAATCCACTAACAGAACCAATTGCTCCATTAATACCTGGGTTTCCAGGTTCACGAAATAATATAGTATTTGATGCTGTATACCCTACAAAAGAGCCAACTGTAACATCTACAAAGGCTGTTTGTAACATTATAATATGTCCTAATGTCCCACTTCCAGAAATAACATTGTTATTGACATAAATATCACTTCCAACACGAACATCCTTGCTTATACTTGCACCACCAGCAATACTTACAGCACCACCTGATGTTACACTAAGACTATTTGTGGTACACCCAATACTTAATCCACCATTTATTATCATTGAACCACTAGATATATTCGTTGATGGTTGTGTTGTACTATATATCATACGATTTAAGGAATTTAATCTTATATTTTGCATTTTATTAGCTTAACATACTCAAATAAATAATATTATTAATAATAACTAATTAAATTAATGATAATCTGTTACGTTAATTAAATGATTTTAAATTCGTATAAAGGAATAAGAAAGGAATGTCACGTGTATTGATAGATTACATTAAAAATTGTTTAAATCCAGTTAATACAACTGAATTTGTAGAAACAGATGTTTTTGTGAAAAGTGTTTATGATAATTTAGTCCAGGATGGTATTTATATTTGCAATGTATTAACAGAAGAAGATAAGCATGAATTAAGTGATTGTATACAAATTAACAATATTTACATTATTAGAAAGGTGATTAAAGAAATAGAATGGTTAAACAAAGATGGAAGTTTTTCATGGTCGAATGGGACACAACCACTATATAGACGTTTATTGCCACCACCTATTGAAACAGTTAATCATACATTGATTATAAGTGAGATTTTAAAAAGTTACACAAATACATTTAATAATAAATTAATTTATCTAGAATATGGTGTAAGACACGGTGCTAATTTCAATACAATGGTTGAATTAAATAGCACAGGAATTAATATTGGCGTTGATCTTAAAATCCTGCCACATTTGTCATCAAGGCATTTCAATGACAATTATCAATTGTATGAAATGTTAACTGATACTTTTAGTATGACAGTATTACCCTTACTTAAACCAGATATAGCTTTTATAGATGCTGATCATTGTAGTGAATCTGTTATAAAGGATTTCACATATATATTCCGTTATTTGAAGGTGGGTGGTTATATTATTTTACATGATACATATCCTTGTAGTCCAGAATACTTGGATGTTAATGGTTGCAGTGATTGTTATAAGACACCTATTTACATTAAATCAAATTTAATTCCAATGGTAGATTTATCTATATTAACATTACCATTGAACCCAGGAGTTTCTATTATTAAAAAGTTACGTTAGCTTGTTGTAAGAAAGAAAATTGAAATAAAAATATTAATATAATGTAAAAAGTTACATTGTATTAATTTCAAGTATGTCTATTAATTTAATTGCATGTGTTACTTTTTACAGAAATAAGTTGATTATTGGTAAGGATAATGACTTGCTTTTGCCTTTAAAAGAAGATTTGCAATATTTTAAGCGTATTACGTCGAATAGAATAAATCAAACTCCTAATGTTGTATTGATGGGTCGTAAAACATGGTTTAGTATACCGATAAAAAACAGACCTTTGAAAAATCGTATTAATTTTGTTTTAACTAATGACAATTCTCTTATAAAATACAAGGAATGTCAATTTAAGTCGGTAGATGATATACAAGAAACTGTTTATTTTTTAAATTTAAAAATGTTTTTATCACTTTATAATAAATTTAAACTAAATGTGTTTGTGATTGGTGGTAGTGATATTTATAATTTATTTTTAGATCCAAATATTGATTTAACATTACGTCCAAGCAAACTGTATATAACAGAAACAAAGGATTATTTCAAATACAATGCTTATGATAAAGAGGCAAATTACATTAGTATAAATACAATCCCTGAATATTATCGTTTAGTTAGTATTTCCAATAAAATGTATGCGAATGGCGGGTCTACAGGAATTTCTTTTAGATTTTTACAATATAATTACACTGATAAAACACATGAAGAAAAAATATATACTAATATGTTACGAGACATCATGCACAATGGTAATAAAAGAATTGACAGAACAAACGTTGGTACTGTGAGTATATTCGGAACTCAAATGCGATTTGATATTTCACAAAGTCTTCCACTATTAACAACACGTTTTATACCTTTGCGAATTATAATAGAGGAATTATTGTGGTTTTTAAGAGGAGATACTGATGCGAAAATTTTACAGGACAAGAATGTTCATATATGGGATGGAAATACATCACGTGAATTTTTAGATAATCGTGGGTTGCAACATTACAAAGAAGGTGTTTTAGGTCCTGGTTATGGATTCCAAATGCGATTTTTTGGTGCAGAATATTCACAAATGTTTGCAGATACATCTAAATTTGATACTAGTAAGGTTGATGGGTTTGATCAATTGAAATATATTTTGAATTTATTAAATGAAGATCCATTTAGTAGAAGAATAATGATGTCTTATTGGAATCCTCCTGACTTTGATAAAACTGCATTGATACCGTGTTTTATAAAAGATACTTTGGTATTAACAAAAAATGGTTATAAAACTATTCAAGACATTGAAGACAGTGATTTACTATATACACATAATAGAAATTGGAAACCTATTATTACTAAACATAAAAAAATGTATTATGGTGATATTTATAATTTCCGATTGGCAAATAATCACAAAACTATTTCTTGTACAGAGGAACATCCCTTTTTTATAAAATCAATTGGTATTAAATCTCAACCATTCTGGTGTGCTGCTAAAAACGTTGATAAAGAAAAACATTATATGTGTTTACCAATTAACAAAAGATGTCTTTTAAATAAAGATTGTTCTCTATTGAAAAATAACAAAGATATATGGTTTGTTTTGGGTTATTTTGTAAATGCAGGTTCTATAAACC